TTATTTCTTGTTCGTAATCTTTTTTTGTTAAACGATAACCCCAATGTTGTAACGTTTGTCTTATTTTAGGAGATATAATAATATCATTCCAATAACCTTTTTTTTTGCGAATTAAGGTAATTAACCATTTACGAAAACGACCTTTCGGGCCGGCGAGTTGTACCCATCGTTTAATTTGACGTTCGTCGTCGTCAGAACGTCTTCCATCATAAAAACGACAATACCATTGAACCCAACCATATGGATCACGCGCGTTCATCCAGCCTTTTTCTTCCCAAAATGTTAAAGAGGTTCCAACTCGCACATTATAATTATTTATAGAAATATCACATAAAACATTTGTAAGTTTTTTTTTAGATATTGTTCGTAACCAAGAAAATTCTCTGTGTTTATTTGTATATGACTTTTTTGTAATACCTGAACGTATGGGTCTCCAGTAGGTTCCACCAAAAGACCCTAGCGCAAATATTTGGCGTGGCGTCAGATTGGGTCTAAATTCTGGAAAGTCTTTAAAATAAACCATGTATACTTTATATATATAATTTATTTTATATATTATAATTAAATTTAAATTATTTTTATTTATTTTTATTTATTTTTATTTATTTTTATTTATTTTTATTTAATTTTATCAACATAAAATATTATATGTCTATATAGTATATAAAATATGGTTAAAAGATATAGCAAAAGACGGAGTCGTAGACGCACTAGTAAACGCAGACGCAGCAATCGCCGCAAAAGAGTTCAATCTGCGGGTAATTTAGATAAAGTAATTAAAGGCGCGTTTCGTTCAATCAATAGACACAAGGTTACTAGAAAAGTTAAAAAAATTAGTCGTCCAGTAACAAAGCCACTTAAAAAGGTTACCAAAAAACTTGTTAAATCCGCCCGTAAACAGGTTAGAAAAGGACGCAAAACATTAACATTAAAATAAAGTAATGAGTATCAATAATTATTAACAATTATTACCATAAATAAATATATATACATATAGTATATATATATACGTATGCCCAGTAAAAATTATTTAAATCTTCGTTATTTAAAAAAAAATGAATCATTATTACTTAAATTGTTTGCTTTTATAGGATTAGGTATAGCAGGTTATATTGATATTATGTCTTCTAAAAATACTATTCTGGAAGATCCCTTTTCAGTAGGAGCCTTCGCAATGGCTATCGCAACTTTTTTAACTTTAATTAATCCTAAAATTTATTATATACATACAGCAATGTTTTTCTTTATTTTTACTAAATTAATATCTCAATATACACATTCTAAACATTATAGTTTTTTGGGACACGTGCGCCATTAATTAACGAGTATGATTTTAGTCATATTACTTTAGTCATATTACTTTATTGTTGGTATAAAAGTATCTTTAAAATCATCATATATTTGAAGACATTTTTTCCGCATATGTTCCTCTTTTTCTTTTGTAATAAGAGATACAATAGTCGGTATTGTATCTACTTTATTTTCGTTTAATCGTATAATGGCCTGATCCCATAATGGATGTTCTGGTAATTCTAATGTATCAGCAAGTAGTATAGGTATACTACCAAATGCTAATGACTCCCAGAATCGTATACTGTTAGGTCCTGTTCCAGAAGGACATAAGGAATATCTTGATTTGGATAATATAGTGTTATATATATCTAGTTTTATTTTATTTTTTTGTTCCTTTGTTGTATCAAAATTCCATTTTCCTACTTGTTTTCCATATACAATATTTTCAAAATGCCATTCCTCCGTATTTTTAATAAATGTATTACTAGGATGCTTCATGGTAAATATTTTATTTCGTATGGTCGATAAATACCATCTGTGATTATAGGCTCCCATAAAACAATATATATACTCGCGTTTTTTTTGTAGTAAAGTTGAATGGGTTGTTTCTGCTGTATAGGATGTTAGTGTTTTATATAATATATTACGCTTATCGTCTTCAATATTTACAGCATATAACGGGAGTGCGTACAAACGTATATTATTGAGTACATCTAACCCTATTATTTTATGTGAAATATAAAGGTGCGTTATTCCTAATCGTACAAACAAAGGTATTAATTGTTTGTAGGATACGTGTTGACAACACGTACTATATTTTTGTATCGTAGGTTGAATACGTATATATCTACAAATAATGCTATATACCTGATTAATATCTATTTGTTTATCTATTATAGTAGCCCAGGGTAAACCTATATATGTGGGATTATTATGTTGTTGATTACGCACCGTTAACTCCGTTATAACTGGGTATTGCCACACTAGTTGTAACTTATTTATTATTCGTATACATTGTGCGTGAATAGGTTCGCTCATTTTCGTAGTTGTGTATAATTATATATATACATTAATTTTAAATATTAATATAAGCATTATATAATATTTACTATTTACAAAAAAAAATTATATACTATATTATATATACATTATAGCCGTATGCGATCAACTAAAGGTCTTACGTATATTATTATTTCCGCTTGTATTAGTTATATTTATTTTATGATGGAATCAATAACAAATTATAACTTAGGTAAAGATAAACATACATTTAAATGGAATCTAGAAACATTAGGGCGATTATTTAGAATACCTCCTTTTATAGAACTGTTTAAAATATCTTTGTCCGTTGGTTATTTTGCTATATTAAGTTCAATAACCTTTACTATACTTGATTATGTTTATTTTAAGTTATTATAAGTTATTATAAGTTATTATAAATCATTATAAACTATTATAAATCATACTCTAATGTTGTAGTGTAAATTTAGGATTACTTAGATGCTTTAATTTTAATATAAAACTATGATCTTTATTATTTAAATCAAATAAAGTACCTTCTCGATCTTTAAGTTTTACTTTTATATCTTTTACTCTTGTTATTGGAGATGAAAAGGTATACTTAAATACATTGTCATAGGCTTTAAAAAATTTATTATCGTCCTCTGTACGAAATTGAGCAAAGGAATTATTTATAGTTTCATTACTTGAATTTAATTTAGAAATTGTTCGATCACCAAATGTTAATTCCATTAGCATATACTCATCCACATCTATATTATAAGATTCGTCGCTTATAATAGGCATATATATTTTTGTACTAAATGGAATTAAATTACTTGAAGCAATAGTTGGTATTTTAACATTCCATTCCGGCCATTGATGTAAAGGTGTTGATACTTGCTGAAGATGTGTCTCTGACCCAGCAAATGTTGATTGGGCTGCTTCCGGTTTTAATGTTAATTGAATAAATAATTCATCAGTGGTATTTAGTGTAGATAAATGTGTAATTATATTAGTAGCAAAACCAGGATATAATTTTAAAATAGCATGTGTCGTATTGGGACGAATCGGCGATTCCCAAGCAAAAGTCTCATCTAATTTAAATCCTACAAACATATCGTTTTGAATTTCCGATGAAGTAAATAATTCATATAATTTATTGAACAGTAATTCTGATGCTTGCGACGTATCTACAAAATCAAACCGCAAAAAAAATTTATCATCGACTCCAGCAGCAGATTTTTTAAAATGTCTGACGGTAACGTTTTTTTCATAATACGAAGAATGATAATCAGGTGAAAATCCCATTAACTTACCTATAGTTTTTTTTGTATATTTTTTTACTTTATTAACTACATTTACTTTTTTTGGTAGTTTTGTAACGTTAGTAAATAATGGATTAGAGGGTAAGGATGGAACAACATTTTCATTTGCCGCAATATTTATTTCTTCAGTTGTTTCACCAACATTAAGAAAAATATTATATAAAGAACTATGTTCGGTTATAATATTACTATATTTTTGGTATATGTAATATCGTTGACTGGTAGTATTAAATCGTATATTAATATTTTCAAATTCTTTATACAAATCAAATAAACTTTTAATCTTGGTATCTAAATTATTTACTGAACCCATACTATTTTGAACATAATTACCTGGTGGAATAACAATATTTTCAATTATATCTGTATCCGTTTTTAAATCAAACGTATTCACATTTATTCGTAATATATTATTGGTATGATTTACATTGTAAGCAGTATTTTTAATATAACCTTCAACAAGTTCTACTCCTATTATATTTTCTATATTTTGAACTTTATAATCTATTTTTATTGTATAATCATTACTTTTTGTACTAAATTTATTTTCACGATCACTTGAATTAACCACTACTAAATCTGTTGTTTGTTTTGTAATTTCTTTTTTACTTATTTGTTTTACGTTTGCTATAGGTTGATTAAATTGCTGAACATAACCCGGTGTGGATTTTGTTGGTATAATGTTATCTACATAATCTTCATCATCTTCATCATATTCATCATCTTCATCATCTTCATCATCTTCATCATAGCTAGTGCTGACGGAATTCATGTCACCAGCGGTCATCGCGACCTGCGATGCACGCGCGACCTGCGCCGCGGCATTGTGCACCGTCCGCCGCCCAAACGTCGCATCAGTATCATCTTGATCTGTAAAATAATAAGTAGAATCAATAGGGATATGAGATGTATTCATTATATTACTATAAATATATAGAATAATTTAATTTTAAATATAAACTTTTTATTATATCAATTAATTATTATATTAACTAATTATTCGTAAACTTTTTTTTAATTTTTTATTTTCAAGTAACAAACATAATTGTTTAGTTATATTAGGATGATCTCTACAAGAATGAATATCTACACTATATTCCTTTTTACATATTTTACATACCCATTTTTTTCTTGATTGAAGTTCTTTTATTTTTTCTTTTACATAGGAAGTCCATTTAATTGTTTCAGAAGGTGTAATATCATCACTATATGTTTGTAAAGGAGATTTTATAGTAGAATCTATTTGTTTTATAGCTTCTTCTATTTCAATATACTGTTTAAGTATATCAAACGTAAAGTAACCTATATCCATATTGGTTAATGATAGTGTTTTACCAGCATTCATAAATATATAACCTATAATTTTTTTTTGAGAACTGGGAGTATTTAATGAATAATAAGAATAAAAATTATACAACGGGATGTGTTTACCTATATTTTGTTCTAAATACGTATGGAGAGAATATTCAAAAGGAACATCTAAAATTATACTATGTAAATGTACTCCATTTGCCAATGTAGGTTGATTAATCGTAATTACATTTGTTTTTTCTTTTACTACCGCACTATCATCGATTACAACCATATCTGTCTCAGCATTTTCCGAAAATATATTTAATGATATACTGTCTTCTTTATCCTCTTCTTCCAACTCTGTATAGCATACAAAATCTTCCTTCGACACATCGTTATCCTCAGTTTGTATATTATCTTCTTTATTAAATTCACAATCGACAGCAACCTCTTTAAATAATTTTAAAAATTTATCTAATATTTTAGTTTTAGTATTAGCTATATTATATAATGTTTCATCTGATGTAAGACCTTTATCCTTTTGTGAAATAATTTCACTCATCGTCATAATAGGAACAGATGGGGTTGTTTCGTCGTCTTCTGGTGTATACTCTTCTTCTAAAGATGATACTAATGGATTTTCTAACCATGTTCCATTCAATTGCTGTTTACTAAAACGAATAACATACTGAAATATTTTAACATTTCTTTGTTCTTTAGGAAGTAGTATATGTGAACGAACTCTTCTTGCTCTACCGATAACCTGTTTAATTCTAACATTATTCCAATACGGTTCTAATATATGAACTTGTCGAACATTCATTAATGAAATACCTTCAGCCCCAGCAGAAGTAGTTAACAAAATTAACGATTCTGTTCCATATTTGTTACTTTCCTTATTAAAAATTATTAATAGCTGTTTACGTGTCTCAACGTCTTCTTCTCCTGTCCATAATGAAAAATAACATCTATATATTTTATCTCTAGTTGTTGTTATCATTTCACCATTCGCCTGTAACAAATGGTATAATGTTTCTACAGAAGAATCTTTTTCATGTTCAATTTTAAATACTGTAAAGGTTCCCCATGTATGTTCACTTATTTCAAAACGAACCTTGTCTTGAACAATTATTTTTTTAGTCGTTCGTTCTTCTTCTGTTTCAGTTGGATTATAGGCATAATAACCATTACATTCAAGAACTTTTACAAATAAACCAATACCTTCAATGGATCTGAATTGAGAATAGCAAAAAACTAAACCAGGTGTTTGTAAAATATTTTTTAATAATAATGTATATTTAGGAGATAATACAGGTAGATTATATGGCTCGGAAGGTGTAGATTCTGTATATTGAAGATTTCTTTTAGTTAATGCGGACAACGCATCAAGACGTTTTTGAATATATAATTTTTCAAGAAGTTTTTTTTCTTCCGAAGAATATTCTACAATATCTGGGTTTTCAGAACGTATTACGCGTCTAAGTTTTGAATGTCGAGGACGTTCAATCGAAGGTGGAAATACAATAATACCCATTGTTCGTGAGTATACCTTAAATAAATTAGCAGTATTAAAAATAGTTTCTATTTGTGATAATTTTTTACCTATATCCTCGTATTTACGCTCTACCTCGCGTTCTTGAACATATAATTTAAATTGATAATCAGACATAACTACGTTTGTTTCTACTTCATCTGCGTATACAATACCGGGAAATATAGGATTTTCTTTATCATATGACGCAACTTCATTATAAAAAGAAATAATACCAAGAATACGTCTTTTAAAATCAACTGTGTTTATAACGGACAAATCATCTAAATTAATATATTTATCTGAAAATTTTGTCATATTTTTTTTTTTAAATATATTTGACATAAGACGAAAGGGGTTTAATTCTGGTAAAGGAGTGTCTGTACCACTTAGCATATGTTCCATGCGTAAATCTCGTTTCCACCATTGTGAACTATCACCTGTTAAAATATCATCAAACAATGTATAATAGTTTGTTGTATATGATTCCAGTAAAGGATAATTATTTTTTTTCATATACGCTTGAAAAGAAGCCATAAAATTATCTTTTTGTTCTCTCAAGTCCTTTTTAATTATAACACTAAAATTATCAATAGAATCTTCAACATTTTCAAATGAATTAGGATTTAACACTACTTCTAATGTTTTATTTTCAAGGTTAAAATTATAAATTGATTTATTCGAACGAATAATCTGTGTAAATGTATCCATATCCGTTATTGTAGATTGTAAGGAACATTCATATGTTATAGTAAATCCTTTCAATAAGTTACATATAATTGCTATTTCATAGGCATTATTAATAACAGGAGTTCCTGAAAGCAATACAAGTTTAAGATTTTTTGCTCGCATTAATAACTCGTAAATTAAAGGCGCATTAAATCCATTCGAAGCAACGGATGCCGCAAAATTATGAATTTCATCCATTATAACTACTTTGTTATCAAAGGGATTAAGGTTTTCTTTATACATATACTCGATAATTTGTAATTTATTTTCCTTTGTTAAGGTACTATTTTTTTTACTGGCACCAAATATTTTTTTTTTAATCGATTTAAATTTAATATGTAATTTTAAAATATTTGTAATGGTTGACGAACCAGCATTTGTATGAACAAATTTATATTTATAATTGTATATTGTATTTATTTGTAGCTGAATTTCTTTTTTATCACCGTCAGATAACATTTCTATTACTTCATCATCTTGATCATCCGCATTTTCTCGCTGAAATTCTTCTAATTCTTCCTTTTCTTCTCTGGTTATGTAATTAGGATATTTTTTTACCGTATTAATTAACCAAATACCTTCTTGATATCCTTCTTTTTTTCGTCGTATATTTAATTTATTTAATAACCTTTGTGGAATACCTAATTCTTCAAATTCTCGATATATTTCATTGCGTTCATCCACCGTTTGGGAACTACTTTTACCTAAATTATAAGGTACAAATTGCCAGTGATTTTTAATTTTATAACTTTGTGTACCAAATGTTAAAATTTCGGTTTTATAATTTGTAGCTAAACTCGCAGGTAACATCACCACAACACTTCTATCACTAAATCCCTCAGCTATAATCACACTTGCTCCACTTTTACCAGAACCAAGACCATGATATAATAACAATCCCCTATAAGGTGAGCGCGTATTAAGATAATTTTTAACAAATAATTGATGCTTGAACGGACGTATTTTTGTAAATTCTTTTTCTTTTGCGTTCCAAACTCGTATATAACTATCAGATGTATCCGTTGTGTCCATAGTAGTCATGGTTTCTTCCAAACGTTCGGCAAAAGCATTTTTAATAAAAGGCGTAAATGTATTCGTTTCAGGTAATTCCCATTGTTCTATATCTACATTATTATCAAAAATACCATCTCGTATTTCTAATTCACTTGATATATCTGGTTTTTGTACTGTGGACATTATTATATAAATATAAATATAATTATAATATATAAATATATAAAAAAAATTATATATATATTTAAGTTATTTAGGTAAATAATTTATAGTTCGATCTCACTATCAGAATCTTCTTTAAAACTTGAATCAAAATATATTAACCCAAGACGTGACGCTTCTTGTTCCGCATCTTTTTTTGTTTTACCATCACCTCGAGCAATAATCTCCCCGTCTTTATCAAGAACACCCATAGTAAATATACGGTTGTGTGGAGGACCTCGAATATCTAATTCAATATATTTAGGAGTTAGTTTAAATTCTTTTTGATATAATTTAAGTAATAATTCTTTATAATTTTCATCATTTGTTAATAAATCTTCAAAATCTATACATTTCTCAATTAAGTGTTCAATAAACATATTAACTATTAACCATCCCGAACTATGAATATTTCTTTGTGAACATTTTGAATGTAATAAAGTGCTGTTTTTATTTTGATCTAAAAATATCGCACATAAAAATGCTTCCATTACATCCTCTAAAATACGAGTATTATTTCTACCATTTACTGTTTTTTCTTCCACATATTTAGAAATAATAAGATGTTTGTTAAAACCAAGATATCGTGCGAAATTAGCCAATGTATCCTTTTTAACAATTTTTATTTTTAACTTTGTTTTAAAACCAGGATCAGAATCAGGATATTTTTTATATAAATACCAAGCTACGGATAATTCCAAACATCGATCACCTAAAAATTCTAAATCCTCATAATCACTGGTAAATAAGCCTAACACACCCACAGGTTTAGGAACAATTGTGTTTTTTATTTCCGAATTTTCAATATATGAACCATGAACAAATGCTTGTTGGTATAAGTCTACATTATCTATATGAATAAACTCTTTACTTTGTTCGATACCACATTTATTAAAAATAGTGTATATGTCTTCCTTTGTAAGTAATTTATTATTCGGATTCCAAGGATCTAATTTAATATCAATACTCGTGTTTTTACTGCGCACTTCCATGTAAATATAAACTATATATAAACTATAAGTATTATTTATATATATTTTACTTTTATAATCAAATTTTTATTTATATCACATATTTAATATGTATTCGTATCATTATCTATATTCGTATATATCGCATTATTTATAAATGTAGCATTCGAAACAGAATCACCAGAAGAATCCGAAGTAGTATCAACCGCAGAAGCACCAGAAGAATCCGAAGTAGTCTCAACCGCAGAAGCACCAGAAGAATCCGAAGTAGTCTCAACTGTAGAAGCACCAGAAAAATCAGAAATAGAATTATTAGAATGTAATTCTAAATATTCATCTACAAATTGTTTATATTCTTGTTTAAACGTATCTATCTTATGTATTTTATCTTCTTTTTGATTGTAAGCATCAAGTGTGTCTTTATCAAGATATAATTGTGTAAACGGATCCGTTTTACTTATTAGTAAGTGATTATAAATCATCGATTTATCTACAATAATATCAGAATAAGGTAACAAAATAGGTTCTTTAATAATATCCATTAATATCGGATCTAAAAATTTATCTGGAACTTTCCTTACATCAATGATTGTACACGCTTGTACCGTATCAATATTTTCTATTAATATATCTATATTTGACACATAATGTATATTATGTATATCATCCTCATTTTTATCTATAAATAAATCTATTTGTTTTAAATTATTACTTTTATAATTATTTTGTTTATTTAAAAATTGTCTGTAAAATCGAACATCATTTTTATATAAGCCATATATAATATTTATTTTTTCAATTACATCCTTTTTCCAACTAAAATATATATTTACATTGTTAAAATTAAAATACATATGACCACTGGATCTACTTAAAATTATATTTATATAACTATTACAATTTCGTATAACCGTTTCTGATATATTATACTTAAATAATAAGTTTTGATTATATTGTAATATATGTGTCAATAAAGTAAAGGATTCTTTCATATACAGTGTATAATTATTCATCTTGCGTACATATGTTTGCGAGGGCAAGGAACGATGATGTTCCATAAATTGTATGATGTATTCAAAAAAATAATTTATATCTTGGAAAAATAAAAAAAACATATCAGATAAATCAATTTGAGAAAATATCACTGGAAAAAAACTACTCAATAATAATTGATTATAAATAGAATGAATATTATATCGCAACAAAAATTTCTCTCCCATATCAAACGATTTATTTAGTTCTACTTGTTTATATATATTTGATAAGGCTTCCATAAGTAACATTTTATATTGCTCATCGTCTAATTTATGTATGATTGTTGTTATGTAATGTTTATTGTTGTTTATAATTTCAATGATTAAGCATTTATAATAAATATTTATACCTATTGTATTTTGTTTAAGTATAGTTAATAAACCTACTATAATATACGCAAAATTCATATAGTTCATTGCCGTAATTTTACGCACACATAAGCGTCTCAAGTAAAATACAGTAAAATTAATTACATCCGGATTAACAGGAATATCATTTAGTAAAGCTCTTTTAAATAAACCATTTATAATACAAATAATTTTAGAAAATAATTGATCGCTATGAATTAAATAAGAAAACGAGTTATATTGTACGTCCATTGTATGTTTTCTTTCTTCCAAGGTTTGTATAAATATTTCAGTATATGACGGAGTAGTGATAAAATTATTTCGTAAATCCACAATAGTTCGTTCTATTATGTTTATATTATTACGTATTTGTTCTAATTTATAATATAATGGTCGTAACGTTAAATTACATATATTTAACAAATACATATATAATGTGTTGTCACTTTTACTGTTTTGGATATCTTCAATACTGTCAAAATAACTGTTAGTATTAATAGATGTATTCGCTTGTTGTAAGGTATCGGCTAAGGATTGTGTATATAATTGTATGTTTAATAAATTACTTGATTTTAATACATTATTATTCGTATCGTAATATATTTTATGTTTAATTATATATGAGGACAGTACATACTCACATATCATAATAATAATATAATTATTTGAAATCGCCTTTGTAAAGGAAATAGCATTTAATTCTATGGATTCATATAATCTAATTTTGTGAAATATATAATTTTTAATAAATACTGGTCCAATATTATTAAACAGTTCTACCAATTTATCATTTATAGTGTTTGTTTGTGTTGTATATTCTAAAAAATAACAGTGACTATATAATAATAAAGTATCGATACATGTTTCAAATAAAACATCTGTTAATACTAATCGTATTGTTGTTTTATTTAATAACAGTTTATTGAATATCTCTATTATTGTATATATACCGTCGAACATTACTTGTGTGTGAATATCTAAATTGTTAGTCATAAAATCTATTAAAATATGAAATATATTTGTTGTAAATATATTTGTATATATAATATGAGAAAAAATAAAATTAAAATTATTAATAATAAACTTACTGTCTATATCTTGTTTATAAAATATAGGATTATTGCTTAATTCATGAGATACATATATTAATAAATATGAATTTGATTGCGTTAAATCCAAATCTTTTAATAATTGTTTATTAATTTGAACATTCATACAAGTATTTAATACTATATAATATATCTTTAAATTAATAATTACCTAATTTTAAAATATAAAATTGATTCCCTAGCGGCGATTTTCATGAGTTGTTTCTAATCGAATAATAATGTTACACGAGTATTATATTTTGTTACTGATTTACAAGCTGATTTTGATAATTCATGACGTTTTTTTCTTTTTGTTTTCTGTTTATGTATTTTAACATTTACGGATTTTAATTTTAAATCTTTTTGTTTTTGTTTTTTATGAGCATTTCCATACTGATTTTTATAACTGTCATTCATATCTTTTTCTATTATTTGTACATTTTTTTTAATATATTCTAAAATATTGTAATTATTCGCCCATCTAAAAAAATTTAATTGACCTACTGTAGTGGTAATATATTCTGTGTTATTATAATAAAATTGTATGCGACCTCTTCTACAAAATGGATCAAATTGTTTTTTTGAATATCCCTTTAATTGTTGTTTATAATCTAAATAAACATTAAATAATTTACCTGTATCGGTAGTATTATTCTGAATCATATATATAATATTATTTTTTTTAGAATAGTTTGTTACAAACCAATCCAATACTCGTAATGATATAGGCGATATACCATTTATTATATTTAACACACTATTTATTTTCTTATTATTAAAATAATATTTCAGCAAAGATTCCATTAATAAATCTTGTTTATGGGTTGTATGTAATAATGTTTGTTTTGGCTGTTCTACTTGAATCGTTTGTGTATCTTCTGAATTTTCCATTAGTTGTAGTATTATACTATTGATTACTATCTTTAAATATATTTATTAAATATATTTAAATATATTTATGAATGTTTATGAATGTTTATGAATGTTTATGAATGTTTATGAATACGTGTAACTATTTTATCTGCGGTTTCAAGAGCACCTTCGATCCATGCTTGATGTTTGGAGTATGCTTCGCCACAAATATATAATTTTCTATCAGTAAATGGTTGTAATATCTTTGGTGCTATATTAGAAGACGAACATGAAGGTTTAAAAAAATGAACACCTTCTTTCCAATATCCTACAATTATGTTTGTAGGTTCCGGAATATGTATGTTCGGAAATAGTATATCCAGTTCCTTTTTAAGTTTTTTTTTAACCTTTTTATCATCTCGTCGCATACTTCCCCAAAAATCGGCTTCTTTGCCATCTGTATACGATATCATAATGATTCCCTTATCTTGGTCAACTGGTATAATATATTTTATTTTTTTATTTGTAGTAACTTTATTCATATTATAAAACCAGACCTTTTTAGTATCTTTATCTTTAGGATACTTAGCATATATACGTGTTAAAGGTAACGGTTTTACACTTTTAATCATTTTATTACAAGATGTGTATTTACATACTCCTAACGTATCTATAGCCGCTTGAGGTAATGCTAACACGATTTGTTTAGAACTATATTTATTATTTACAGTAAATACTTTTGTTTGTTTATGGTAATATATATCCGTACAAGTAGTATTATTTTTAAGTGTTATTTTATTTCGTAAATGTTTATATAACTTTGTGGTTATTGTATCCAGTCCACACGTTAACACAAAAAATTTGTTGGAACGAGAAAAATCTAGTTTATACAGTCGTATATAATCATGCGCATTACACACTTGTATATCCGCTTTATATTCATACGCATCCATAAAAAAAGAGTAGGCGTCAGCAGACAATACCTTTTTTACCAATTGTTGAAAGGTCATATCTACTAATGTTTGTTTTTTGTAACGTTTTGATTTAGAAATAATAAGTGAAAACAATGTGGGAATATCTAACGTTTCATTTTGTCGCACATGTTTATATTGTTTAGGTTTATTAGAATGTGTTACTAAAATATTATCTATTTTACTTGGTATAGTATATTTAAAAGAGTCTAGCTGTAATTCTTTTATTAATTTGTTCACACGCGTATGTGTATAGGATATACGCCCGGCTCCCATTTCCACTTGCATACCTTGTTTTCTATAAGTAAAAATCCTACCTCCACATCTGGCGCTTTTCTCTAACAATAAAATAGAGTATTTTTTGTTTTTTTGTAATAAGGAGTATGCCGTATATAAGCCGGCTATACCTCCGCCAACAATGATAACATCATATGTGTGTGTATTCATTTATATATATATATATGTATATAATACTACTATACAATAATATAAGATAAAAAAAAATATAAGATAAAAAATATGATATGTTTCTATTAATGTTTAATACAATTTATTATCGACTACTGTTGTTTATTTATATATAGGACACAATATAATTCATAATGTTATTACAAAATCTCATATCAGTATATTGGTCAATATACTTACGCGTAATCAGTTTTTTTTTTATTCTGATAAGTTTACAACACTGTCTATATATAACTATAATTTTTTTATTGACTCGCGATACAATATGATGATCTCGTAATTTTTTATAATATACGCTTTCGTTATTATTTCGACAGTATGATTGTATGGTCATATCATGCCCTTTAATGATATAATAAAGGTATTGTATATTTTGTTTAAGTTTAATTTCATCAGCAATGGATATAGAATCTGTATTAATACAAAGTTTATAACTAATTTTTTTAAGGAAAGGTTTTATATTCTCAAATTCCGGAAGTAATATATTTACATGATATATGCTATTCGCCCATGAAATGCCCTCTTTTGTATATATGTTTGTTGCTAATAATATGTTAATATATTTTTGTAGTTTTTTAATACATAAGGATTGAAGATAAGTGACCCGATTCATTTTAGTAATTGAAATGATACTATTTATAGTAAATGTATTAGTAAATGTATTAGTAAATGTATTAGTAAATGTAATAGTAAATGTAATATCAAATTTAATATTAAATATAATACATTTATTTTAATCATATACTTTTGTAGTTTTTTCAGCCAAAGATGTCTGGATATTCGGCCATCAATTCTGCGTCAGTCATTTCGGTTTGACCTATTGTGGCAGAGGCTCCTGCAACGACATCTGAAAGGTCATCGGCATCCATCATGAGCTTATCAAGATCTAAATTTAGATGGGCTTCGACCCTTTTTAAACGAGTATTAAGTCCCTTGAGGGTTAGTTTTGTGCCTCCCGTCAATTTATATTTTTTTCTGGATACACGTTTTTTAGAAGATTTTTTTCTGGATACACGTTTTTTGGAAGATTTTTTTCTGGATACTCTTTTTTTGGGAGTTTTTTTTCTGGATACTCGTTTTTTTCTAAGACTTTTTCTTTTAGGCATAATATACTATCTAATAATATTTTAATTATATGTTAATACTATTTTAATATTATAATTTAATTTCTAACATTTTTCCCATACGAAACTCATAATCTTTTGTTGCTTCCTTCCCGGTTAGTACGTAATGTTTAATTGAACTTACAATAGAACCGTGACTAACAATTAAAATTTTAATAGCCGTACCTGTATACGTTTCATCTATATAATCTATAAAGGGTATAAGACGTTTATTTAATTGTGTAAAGGTATTTTCTGGAAAGGTAATGTGATTTAATGTATGATGTGATTGATACTCTTTATTAACAATTTCTTCTAATTCAGGATACTCTTCATACAATTCAGTATGTTCATGTTTATAATTATATTGTGTAAATAATGGATCTTCTAAAAATTCATATAAAGCATACTCAATATTTACTTTTTTATTATTTTTTTTAGCATAGGGATAAATTGTTTGCAAGCATCGTAAAAATGGAGAGCAGTAAATGATATCAGGTTGAATACGGTTAATTTCTTCACTTAAAAAAGAACTATTTTCTAATCCTTCTTCGGTTAAACTTGTAAAATATGTAGGTATAGGAAAACGTTTTTCATGACGAAGTAAATATAATGACATGGTTATTCTGATTATTTATATATATAACAATATTTTTATATATAAATAAAAACTTACTTTAATTATATGTATACACACATTAAAAAATAATCATTCTTTATATGAATTACTTTCGGCGTTTATATCTAAAAGGGTTACAAGAAATACAACAAAAAAAAATGTGGCAAGTCCATCTTCTAATATGAATCGGGCGGAATATTTAAAGGCTTCAGGAAGACGTTGAGTGAATATATTCTTCCATACCACCCTTACATTCAGATATATTTACGAAGCCTTTTTTTAATAGTTCAATGGAGGCCTTATGACTTAAGGAACAATTCTTATTTCCACAATACACCACAATAGGTAATTCATAATAATTTATTTTTTTTTGCTTGAGTAATGAATGTAATTTGGGATAATTTATTTTTACTACATATCTAAACCATTGAACTAATTGATCTGTAGACATTTTTTTAATTTGTTTGTAATGTAAATTAAAAGAATTAGGTATGTGTGACTTAGCATATGCGGTACTTGGTAACGTATTTAGTAACACAATCGACCCCTTTTGTAATGATTGTAATGTTTGTTTAACACTTACGATACACACAATAACTTTGGTATATACATTTGTTAACCATTTTGTTTTATGTTTATCAGAAAAGCAGAAATGTATGTGTCTATAAAAAGTTTCCTTTTTTTTCTTATTTTTTTCTGTTGTACTATATGCTTGTGGACAGTTAAAATATAATATGGCATAACCATCTTTATTTATAAGACTTATGCCATTATTTTTAAAATTGCCATACGCTTGTTTAGCATTTTTAATATGTATAGACGTGGACGACTGTGCGCCCCAATACAATATATATTTTCCTGCTTTTGCTTTTCCTACAAATAATTCTAATTTCATATTATATTTTTTCTGATGATACGGTTTCATTTTTGCTGCTTGTTTGGATTGAATAAATTCGGTTACATAATCGGTTTCATCAAGCCATTCAGGTAATTTATTGTTGTTTGTTTTGATAATGGATTCTACATTTAATCCTTCACACGAAGCACAGGCATTTTTACTCATAATATATATACTATATACGTATATTTTATATTTTATATATTATATATTATAATTATAATTATATGGTGTTATTTATTACTGTTATTCATAAGCAATATTTCTGCTGTTTTTTCTAGATCTTTGTGTAAATGTTTATCATCATTTTCATACTGTTCTTGAAATTGTTTAAACGTTTCCTTTTTCGTCTTATTAATATTTATTGATTCGGAGTAATTTTCATCAATCATATTATAACTTGTATTTACGATATCTTTGATAACCTTTTTCTTATCTTCCACTATCCAATCGCCATCTTTATAAATACTTGCGTAAGGAAGTTTTTTATTTGTAATTTTAATATTGTGATTTTCAGGATGTTTAGGATGACAATGAATATTTTTTATTAATAAATTTATGGCCGCAGAAGGATGTACTTGTAATAATTTTTTAACATAGGCTTCTGTAAGATAATCTATATTTTCTTGTCCGTAATTATTAATAATAATATTTTGTTCTTTAATATATGTATTGTTAATCGTATCTCCTACCTTTTCTAGTAAATTATCAATTTCTTTCATATGTGTTTGCTGCATTTCCGTAATTAACTTTAATTGTTGTTCCTTTTCCTTTTTAATATTTTCTAATTCTTGTAATAATTTATCTTGTTTTTTATTATTTAATAATACGATTTGAGAACACAGATTTTTTTTTTCATGTCGATATTTTGATTGACGATGTTTAAATACTTTATTACATTTTGCACAAACATAAATCTTATTATCAGTGTAAGCTTTTGGGCTTACGCTTGGGCTTACATTTGGGCTTACGCGGCTTACGTTTGGGCTTACATTTGGGCTTACGCGGCTTACATTTGGGCTTACGCGGCTTACATTTGGGCTTACACTTTTTCTTATATTTTTTATTTTACCAAGTTCTACCAATAGTGTAGCCACACTTATATCATTTAATATAGGTTTACAGGTGAATTTTCTTTGTAAATGATTTCGGTAATGTGTTTTGATATTTGTATCCCATCCACAACGTTTACACGTATATTTGACCATGTTTATAATACTATTGTGTTATATTTTAGTTTTAAGTAAAAATAAATCTTATATTTTTGTTATATTTTTGTTATATTTTTGTTATATTTTTGTTATATTTTTGTTATATTTTTGTTATATTTTTGTTATATAAGATTTACCTATTTGAGAGCATCAAAAATCTTATATTTTTGTTATATTTACCAACAAAATATAAGATTTTTATAAGAAAAATATAACAAAAATATAAGATTTTTGAGGGGGGGGGGATTTTTTTTTTTTTCGAAAAACCTTTTCAGTTTTTGTTTTTTTAAAATGTTTTTCCCGTGTAGTTTTTTTTTAGAGATATTTTTCATATTGACTATACATTTTTTTTATATTATAAAAGGATTAATATAACCAATCCAATATTGTTTCCAGACTTGTTTCATTTTTTTTGTATGAAACATATAATCTTTTGATACATCAGTTCCTGCTTTAGGTAATATTATATTTATATGTTCAGGATGTTGTTTTAAAAATTCAGAAACGTTATACACTTTATAGCCTACTCGTAACCAACAGTCCGTTTCAGTAGTATGTTTTTGGATCTGTGATTTTGAATAGAACATCATATTTATAATACATTAATATATAAAATTTATTTAAAGTTTAAAATATACTAATAATTATTATATTTATAGTATGAAAGCGTATATATTTAGAACGGCTAAAAAATTATTACCTAGAATATCTCCTACAGAAATGATAGCGTTACGGAGTGGTACCGTTTCACTTGATCGAGATATTATGTCTGGTTTTGTAGATCAAAAAAAATTTACAAAACTACACAATAAAGAACATCCATATACATACAAAGAAACAGATTATATATGTCAAGAATTACAAAACGAGAGAGTATTTGACACAGAAATAAATAAAAAAGTATTAACCGTATTAAATAAGTATAAAGCCTTTTCGTACATTATTAAAAAACAATATAATGGTTTAGAATTACCTGTTGAAACACAATCAAATATATTAGTTAAATTAACAAGTGTAAATCCTGCTCTCGGTGTAACGGTTATGGTTCCAAATTCTCTTGGTCCAGGTGAGTTATTACAAAACTATGGAACAGAAGAACAGAAAAATAAATATCTACCATTATTATCTACAGGTGAATATATTCCTTGTTTTGGACTGACTGGACCTGAAAACGGGTCGGATGCGGGAGGATTAATTGATACGGGAGTGTTAAAAAATATAAATGGTAAAAAAGTTATTACAGTTACGTTAAATAAACGATATATCACATTAGCACCAATATCTAATTTAATAGGAGTCGCAATAAAAGTAAAAGATCCGGATAATTTATTATTAAGTGGAAAAGAAGGCATTACAGTGGCATTACTTGAAAAAACAAAATATCCCTCACTTGATACATCTAACTTTCATAATCCTTTAAATGTCGGTTTTCCTAACGGAACCGTTAAAGGAACTATTGAAATAGATTTAGATGATATTATTGGTGGACCTAAAAATATAGGTAATGGGTGGAAAATGTTAATGGAGTGTTTGGCTGCTGGACGAGGCGTATCTCTTCCTGCTAGTTCTTTGGGAGCATGTCTGGCTACAACATATGGTATTACGGGATATTCGGAATTACGAAAACAATTTAACATTTCTTTGTCCGAAATGCAGGGTATTCAGGAAAAACTATATAAAATTGTATACAACACTATGCTTATTGATAATAGTATACGGTTAACAAATGCTTTACTGGATAATGGTGACAAACCCTCGGTTATAAGTGCGATTATGAAACAACAAACCACCGAACGTGCGAAAGATGTAATCATTCACGCAATGGATATTCATGGCGGCAGTGCTATATGTCAAGGTGAAAATAACTTTATCTCCAAATATTATCAAGCTGGGCCTGTAGGTATTACGGTTGAAGGGTCAAATACATTAACACGTTCCTTAATTATATTTGGTCAAGGATTAAATAAAAGTCACCCTCATATTTCGGATATCGTCCAATCCTTACAAGATGACAATCTATCTGATTTTAATAAGCATTTTTCAAGTATGCTCGCTCATACGAGCAAACAATTTATAAAATCTACCGTTAATAATATAACTAAAACAAATAATAAAGAAGACCAATTAATTAATAATACCATTATGTTTTCTAATTTGTGTAATATTATAAGTTTAATGGGTGGCTCCTTAAAGAAAGAACAAGTTATTTCTGGAACAATGGCTGATTTGTTTTCACAATTGTATATGGGCTATTCCGTATTGTATAACAAACAAAAATATAATTTAGATGAACGTTTATATTCTATTTGTTTAGCAGAATTAAACAATGAATATAGACAATCCTTTTTACAATTATGTCAGTATGTACCAATACCTTTAAACATACTAATTACTATCTCTTGTCGAACACCGATCCACAATAAGATATCTATTGATGATATGCAATATATGTCGGATATTGTGTGGTCGAATACGAACGTTCAACAATATATAGAAAAACAAATATACACCAGAAATAATATATTAGGAAAAATAAAATACGCGATGAAAAATACGGATCAAGAAGCACGACAGCAATTGATTAAAGACATTACATCGGTTGGAGAATATAGTCATTAAACGGGAATATATTTTAATTTAAATATTTATATATATTTTAAAATATTTATATATTTTTTAAAATATATATATATATTATAAAAAGATGTTAGCATATGTGGTTGAATTTATTGGTACTTTTTTATTTTTAAGTGTTATTTTATCAAATGGTAAAAATCCTATTGCTATTGCTGTTGCATTATTGGCGGCTATATATTTTGGCGGTGCTATTTCCGGAGGTCATTTCAATCCCGCAGTATCCTTTATGATGTATTTATCTAATTCTATTAAAATGGAAAAATTACTTGGTTACGTTATCGTCCAACTTCTCGGTGGTGCCAGTGCTTTATATTTTTCTAAATTAAAGTAAATAATCACCGTTACTTAATCCGTTTTATGTTTTACTAATTTATTTTTTGTAAGTACCCCAATACAATCCCCTATTCCCTCATCTTCTAATATTGTATACACTTCATTATTAGTAGATACATAGTATTTAACTTTATTTATTTTTTTAACATACACTTCAAATTCTTCATCATAGTCAGATTCTGATACTTCGGGAGAAGGAGGAACTGGTATTGGCGGTGGTTCTAGTTTTGGTACGGCTTGTTGATTTTTTTTTTCCTTTTTAGTTTTTTTATCCTTTTTAGTTTTTTTTTCTTTCTTGTTTTGTTTATCCAACTTTTCATGTTTAATACTTAGTTGTGATAGTCGACGTTCAAGATGAGATATTTTTTTATCTTGCGATTTAATAATAGACACTTTATTAAAATCCTGAACATCTTTTATTTTGTTATTTAATTCTTCTTCCCGTTTACATAGATCTTTTTCTTTCTCTTCTAGCATTTTAATACGTTCTTCTATAGTATGATATAGTTCGGCTAGATTTTTATGTATTTCATTATTATGATGCTGAATAATATTTAAATTATTAATAAAACTCATAGTTATTATATGGTATATATACCAAAAATAAACTTTAAATAATAAATTATATTTATATGTAATAAGTATAATTTATTATTTATAAGTTCCAGAGTGTTCTTATTTATTTTTCGATTCCTCCTCTTTTTTCGGTTCCTCCTCTTTTTTCGGTTCCTCATCCTTTTTCGATTCCTCATCCTTTTTCGATTCCTCCTCCTTTTTCGATTCCTCCTCTTTTTTCGGTTCCCCCTCCTCTTTTTTCGGTTCCTCCTCTTTTTTCGGTTCCTCCTCTTTTTTCGGTTC